GACCAAAGGAAACAGTGATTTCATTCTTAATCAAATCACCCAAGTCGTTATTTCGAAGCCAGTTAAATGCGCCTTCCCTTTTATCTACGGGTATTGTAGCGCCATAAATTTCTTTTACCTCTATTGCAGAACCATCTTTTAGTTTCATGGTTTTTAATTTCATAGAGTCCATAATTTCAGGTATTACTTGTTGTGAAAGTTTATCTGCTTGTTGTTTTTTTCTAGATAATCTTTCTTCTTCAATTTTAATTTCATCTTCTAGCTTTTGTAATTCTAAAACATGGCTAGATAATGACTCAACATTATTTAATTCATTTACTTGTTGAGGTGCATCCTCAATAAACATTTTTTCTAAGTTACTCATCTATCTTTCCTCTTTCATATAAGTTTATCTCTATTGGATAATATTGTCTTTCTTGTTTGTCCCACTTTAATAAATTGTATTTACCGTTTGTCATGTCAGAAACAATCGAACATGTAACTCCAATAATTGCAGGATCACCTGTTAATAACAAATAATCATCTGATGTAAAATCTTTTAATAGAGTTCTTAATTTATAAATTAATGGACCAGGAGAAAAAATAATTTGCGATAACTCAGGAAGTAAAAATTTAAACTTACCATATTTACCTGCACCAATAATATTTATTTTTGGACTGCCTGTTTTTGTACCTGGTATTTCCTGTATTACGTAAACTATATTTTCTTTCATGGCTTGACTTCTATTTTATATTTGATATCTTGTCAACTAGAAAGAAGAAAATAAATTATGAACTACAAATTTAAAACAAAACCATACGCACATCAACTTAAAGCCTTAGAAATGTCTTGGGAGAAAAAAGCTTTTGCGTATTTTATGGAAATGGGTACAGGTAAATCTAAAGTATTGATAGACAATGTTGCAATGCTTTATGACAAAGGTAAAATTAATGGTGTATTAATTATTGCACCAAAAGGTGTATATAAAAACTGGTATAGTTCTGAAATACCTACACACTTACCAGATCATATAGAAAAAGTGTCTGTATTGTGGCAAGCAAATATTACAAAACAACAACAACAAAATTTAGACACATTGTTTAAAACAGGAACTGATTTACATATTTTATGTATGAATGTTGAAGCTTTATCTAGTAAAAAAGGTGTTGATTTTGCAGCTAAATTTATAAACTCACATAACACTATGATGGCAATAGATGAGTCTACTACTATAAAAAATCCAGAAGCTAAACGTACAAAAAATATTGTAAAACTTGGTATAAATGCAAAATATAAAAGAATACTTACAGGATCTCCTGTAACTAAATCACCATTAGATTTATACAAACAATGCGAGTTCCTTGACCCTTGGCTCTTGGATCATGCTTCTTATTACTCGTTCAGAACTAGATACGCTATTATGAAGACAGCAAATTTTGGCGGACGGTCTGTACAAATTGTAGTTGGGTATCGTAACCTTGGTGAGTTGTCAGATAAATTAAAGAATTTTTCTTACCGTGTATTAAAAGATGATTGTTTAGATCTACCTAAAAAAACTTTTATGAAACGTATTATACAACTTACACCGGATCAGTTTAAAGTTTACACACAGATGAAAAAAGAAGCACTTGCAATATTAAACGGCAAGATGATTACCACTGCAAATGCATTGACACAGTTAATGAGACTACAACAAATAACTTGTGGTCATTTTAAATCTGATGACGGTGTTATACAGGAACTAAAAAGCAATAGACTCGATGAATTAATAAATGTTCTTAATGAAATAGAAGGTAAGGTTGTTATCTGGGCCCATTGGCAAAGTGATGTAAGACAGATTATAAAAGCAATTGTTGAAGAGTTTGGTCAAGATTCTTTTGTAGATTATTATGGTCTAACCCCATCAGACGAAAGACAACAAAACATAAAACGTTTTCAAGATGATGACAAATGTAGATTTTTTATAGGTACACCTCAAACAGGTGGATATGGTATTACACTAACCGCAGCAAGTAATATGGTTTACTATTCTAATGGTTATGATTTAGAGAAACGTCAACAATCAGAAGCTAGAATAGATCGTATTGGTCAAACTAAACCTATGACTTACATTGATATTATGTGTGAAGATACAGTCGATGAAAGAATTGTAAAAGCTTTACGTAAGAAAGTAAATATTGCAAGTCAAGTTATGGGAGAAGAATTAAAAGCTTGGATATAGGAAAAAGTAGGACTTACGTATGAGCGCTACAATTTTTGTAACAGAACTACAATCACACCACCCATACCTGTCATAACAGCACCCATAGAAACTAAAAGTATTCTTTCAATTCTAGTTATGTGATTTTGTAGTTGGTTCATTCTATCGTAGGTTTGTTTCTGCATGATACGGCACAGTTTTTCGTGTGATTCTATTTTTTGTAATGCGCTATCTCTTGGCATTATAGTATTAATCCTTTTAAAAAAAATTGAACTGTTCTATATACAAAAGTCCAACCTGTTTTTAATGTTCTTTTTTTACCAGTTCCAAATGCAACGTAGTCTTTAAATTCTTGATAATGATTTTTAGCATTACCTTGTTCAATAGCTTTTTGACCGTAGTATCTGTAACCTTTTCTTACAGCCTCACCCCACCATGTTCTGTGTAAATTTTTAACACACCAACGAACAGCTTCTCTTTTTGTATTTTTTGTAAAGGCACCAGAGTTAACAGCATGAGTTGCAATAACACAGCCGCCACCGCCGCCTCTATCGCCACCGCCGCCTCCTTGACTTGGAGGTCCAGATGGTCCTGTGGTAGCTGTGCCTCCTTGACTTGGAGGTCCACTAATTCCAGTTGGTGATCCACCTACATTTTCATTGCCAAAATCTGCTGTTCCTGCATCTGCTCCTCCAGGTTTGTCTGTTGGACCAGTTGATTGAGGACTACCTTGACCAGCAGGGCCACCTACTCCTGCATCTCCATAATTACCAGTGGGGCCACTAGGTCCAGAGCTAGTCCCAGGGCCATCACCACCAGGTTGATTTTCTTCTGCATCTACACCTGGATCTGCATAACCAGGGTCGTTAAATTGTGGACCTACTGGACCTATATCTACACTTGGACCATCAGAGTCATCATCAATTGGATCTTCATATCCGAAAGGATTATTTATATTTGTTGGAGCATCAGTTATTGGGTCACCACCTGTTAATGCAACTTCATTTTCATAATCTGGTGCATCTATTGGAGTGCCTCCTAATGTTTCAGCTAACTCATTTAATTTATCTGTGGTATCATCAAATATTCCATTTGAAGTTCTTTCCTCTAATCTGTCTTGAACCGTTTCTAATGCACCTTTACCAAATGCGGATACCGCATTGTATCCATCCATAACTCCACCTGGGCCATAAGCTTCATCTATTGCAGATTTTTGATCATCAGTGTATCCTTCGTATTCTAATTGTGAGACTGATGGTTTTGATGTTATTGCATCAAATATTAAACTTACAGGTCCACCTGCAATTGCATTTATTGCTAAAGATCCTAAAGTTTTACCAACATTTAATTTTTTACCAAATACATCTACAGTTTTGTTTGTTGCATCTACAATAGCTCCTGGTATCTTGCCAAGTTCTGTCAATGCTCCTTCAACAGTTTGACCTGCTTTGTTTAAAACATTTTGAACGGTGCTTTCTTGTTCTGGTGTTTCAAATGATGGTGTGTAACTAGCTAATCTTTCTTCATCAATTTTAGCTTGTGTAAGATCTGCTTGAGTTATTCCTGGAATAGATGGTTGTTGTAAATAATCAAAAGGTCCTGCTACCATAGGTTGATCTCCTACATTTATAGAACCTGGATTCTGTGATGGGTCACCTGCTTCATTTATATCAAAAACATCGACTGGTCCTCCAATAGTTCCTGGAGTATTTGGCTGTAATATATTTTCTATACTAGCAGCTGGATTATCAAAATCCATAGGTTCGTCATATGGGTTTTCGTAAGTCATAATATTTTCCATTTCAATTGGATCACTGGTTATGCCGCCTGTATCGGTAGGCATAGCAAACTCATCAATTTGATCAGATGTAATATCTGTTGTTATTGGTGTACTAGGTGTAATAGTTGCCGGAGTCTCGACTCCACCGCCACCTCCTCCATTTGCAGGTGATCCAACGGCTGGTGTTGTTGCTGTTGGTGTCATAGGTAGTTGACCGCTGTATAAAGCATATAGGTCATCTAAATAACTTGTTCGTGTTGGATCAAATTGTATACCTGCATAATCTGGAACATCTGATAATAATTCTTCTCTTGTATCTGTAGTTGTTCTCAGATTAGATGTATCTATACTAGGATCTAGTAAACTTGGATCTACAATAAATGATTCAAAATCTGTTGCCATTACGCCATTCCCCTTTGTCTTAACCTTATAGCTTGTTCTTCAGGACTTAGCAATGCTTGTTCTGATGGTGTCAGGCCTGTCTGTGTTACCGTTGCCTGTTGCACCGGTTGTATCATTGCTGGATCTACGTCTGGTGTTGGTGGCAATGGTGCTTGTGACATGTCATCTACAGGTGGTAAATACTCATCTATATTAATATCAAATTCATCATCAAAAGATAAGTCTCTTAATTCATCTTGTATCTCTAACAATACATCTCTTACTTCTTCAAATGGATTGTCTACACCAATACGTTCTTCAATTTGTCTAAACTCTCTTTGTATGTTTTCTGATGGAAAGAATGGTGTGTATATATCATTGTCTAATCTATTGTATAAATTAATTAGTTGTCTTTCTCTAAACTCAGTTCTAATATTATCCATGTCTGTACCTAAAATATCTGCAGCTTGAATGTTTGAACGCATTTTTTTATCATTATTAAATTTAGCTTTGTTAGCTACAATAAATCTTTCAATAACATCTCTTCCTGTTTTAGGTCCACCTTTTAATAGTGATTCAGACCCTCCAGTAAATAATGCTCTTGCTTCTCTGTTACCTCTTTGATAGTCAGAAATTTTAAAACCCATAGATCTTACAGGATCTATCTTAACTTGTCTGTATCCTAAAAATCCTGTCAACTCATCTGGTAATTCAAAGAATTCACCACGCTCTGATGGTTTGTCAGCTGCTGCTTGATATAATCTTGTAAGTTGTGGATAAGAAAACGGTAACATAGATTTTCCTAAATGTTCAATCATGTTTTTGATTGCAGTTCCTGGTTCATTTTGCATTTGTGCTTCAGTATAAATTTGTCTGCCTTCTCTAGTTTTACCACCTCTTGCAATTAAATCTAATATTGCTTCAGTATAAATTGCTTCTGATATAAATGGTGATGCAAGTTCACCAGCAGCTTCTGCCATACCAGTCATAATACCTTTCATTAATACATCTTCATTTGTTATACCTTGTTGAATATTATTAAGTAAAGTTTGAAAAGGTCTAATAGCTGTATCGTATGCATTACCATGACTAAAATCTATATATTTTAATTCACCTGTTTCTTCGTCTCTAATAGGTATAATTGTAGAATTTTTAGACCATTCAGGTAAAAATTGTTTTAATGCACGTAACTCTTCATTAGTTACATTATATAAACCTTGTGCTCCTTTTTGTATTCCATATGGAGCTGCAGCTAATACAGTTGTCATACCTGCTAATCTTTTTAAACCAATAGATCTTAGTGCAGGATCCTTGATTTCTTTAATAGATCTTTTTGCGATGTTAGTTGTTGTTCTTAATATTTCAGATGGAAACGACATAAACGTTCCAAGTGGTAGACGTCTTAAAGCTCTTACAGTATCTGATACATAAGCATAATTTGGTACAGTGTTTCTTACAATACCAGCTGCTTCTTCTTTTAATTGTCTTTCAGTAAATTCTTTACCTACTTTAGTATATGCACCTCTAAGCCTTTGCATCTCTACAGCATAGTTTGCTATTTTAAATAAGTCATCTTCTGCTGTATATAAATCTTCTGCAAACTTCATACCTGATTTTAATTTTCTACCTGTTCCTGATGTTAATTTTTTCATCATAGACTCTAATGGTTTTCCAATATTTAAATTTTCACCCATACGAGTATCCGTTAATAGATTTTTTATATCTCCTAATTGTACTTGTGAATTTACAACACCAAGTTCTAGTAATTCTCTATATGCTTCGTTAGCTTCAGCTGATTTTTTTCCTACTTGTAATTGACCAAATGCGTCTCTAAATGCTCTGCCCACAACTGCAGGATTTTCAAATAAAATACCATTACCAGCAGAAAAAGCAGTAGCAGAAAATAAATTTCTAAAGTGTGTTTGTGGTGATAAAATTGTTTTTGCAACTTGTGATGCTGCTTTTGGAAATAATACTAAATTTCTGTATCCCCATGTCAATCCTTTTTCAATACCAGTTGCACCTTCTCTAGGTTCAAATAAAAATTTTAAAGTTTTAGTGCTATCCCCTAATCCTTCAGCAATAGCTTTAGTAGTAAACTTACCTGCTAGTGGGTTAATAGTAAACTCATCTTTAAAATATGGTGTCATGTATCTATCTAATTCTACTATTTCTTGATTAGGTAATGCTTCTGCTGCTTCTAATGCGTCATCAAAAAAGAAACCTCTTGATCCACCTGGTGTGGTTGCAGTAGCTGCTTTTTTAATTGCATCATCTTGTTTTGCAATTCGTTCAAACAATTCATTTTTTCTAGCAATGTTAGATAACTTTGTCATGCTGTTATATATAGAAAATCTAGGGTCTTCTATTTCACCAAACAATTTTTTTATAACTGCTCTATCTTTACCAGGTGTTTCAGCTAATAAACGTTCTGGTTTTATGTCATCTGTTACTACTCTTTTAAAAAATTTATCTATCTGTGGTCCTTCTTCTGCTAAAGTTCCTTTTGCAAATTTTATAGGTAAGCCTGGAGGTGCTTTTTGATTTTTTGCAGATTTTATTACAGAATCAACCATGCTTTGTGCTTGAAAGTCTGTTAGGTTTTTACCATTTTCTTTTGCATATCTTTTAAAATATTCTTTCGTGCCTTTAATTGCTTCTTCTGTTGGTGTGTAAGCTAAAAAAGGTAACATAGATTTATCTTCAAATATTCTATAAGTGCTACCTAAATAATCTTTTACTCTTTGACCCATTAATGTTTTTAAAGTTTGTACATCTTTAGGTGCGTTTGATGATGCATTAATTAAATCTACAAATTTTTCTCTTGCACCACCTATTGCTTCAAATATATTTTCTATAGATTCATCTGTTGCACCATTATCTTTTAAAAATTTATGTGTTCTAGCTGCTGCACTGCTTGGAATAGCTTTACTTAATTCACCTTCAAATAAAATATCATTTAATTGTTTATATACATCTGCTTTTCTTTTGTCGGATGATTTATCTAATACAGATTTTACCGTTGGAAACATACTGTCTACTTCAGAATCAATTGTTTTAACCAACTCCATGGCTCTGTTAGTATCAGCCATAGTAGCACCTTTTTCTGCCATCTTAGCTTCAAATATTGATTGTGGTTTTGCACCTCTAGCTCTTAATGCAGAAAATGTTTTATTAAAAAATTTATCTAATTTAGAATTACTAAACTCTATGTTTTTACCACGTGTGGCTGCAGCTTTTATTCCTTTACCAACACCATACACAACTGGTGTTATTAATAAAGATTCTGCACCAAATTTTGTTCTGTTCATTAACTTTTTAAATGCATCTTCTCTACCACCTTCATCAGTTACTTCTTCTAAATCTGTTGGCCCAGCTTCAAACACATCACCAAAAGTTCCAAGTTCTTCTACATCAGCAACAAATGCTTCACCTGCTGCCCCTCCTGCAACCCCTGCTACAAATCTTCTTTTACCAATTGTTTTATTAAAATCGTCTGCTTTTTTTGCAGCTTTCTGTAAGTTAGTGTTTCTAAGATTCATGTAGTTACCAGCTTTTTTAGCTTTAATTGCTTTGCTAGCTAGTTTAAAACCTATACCACCTGGTACACCTATTTGAACTAATCCTTCTGTAAGTCTACCTATTGCTGTATCATTTGCAATGTCTTCAAACACATTAACTTTATCAAACAATTGTTCAACATCTGCTGCAAGATCTGTATCAAAACCTAAATCAATTAATTCTGCACCAAGAGATATAACACCTTCAGGTACTTTTATTGCACCTGAAACTACTCCTGCTAAAGCAGAAGTTATAGCACTTCTTTCACTATTGATTTCTTCGTCTCGTAGGGAGGTAAAGCCTTCTGGATCAATAAGCTCAATCATGTATCCTCCTATTTAAGTAATGCTGTAAATTCTGGTAATTCTACTGCTACGTTGCCATCAAATTCAATTACTTTTGCGTTGTCTACGTCAATATAAACTCCAGGTGTTTTACCTTTTGTTTTATATTTACCATCTTTAAATTTAATGTTTGATCTTGGATTTTTTCCTGCTTGTCTTAACGCTGGTGCAACTTTTACATCAAATGAAGCATGATTAAATGCTTTACTACCATCACCGTATTGACTTCTATAAGAATTTATTGCTCTTTCTAAATTAGCCTCTGCTCCATAAGTTTTTCCTTTCATTTCTGATTGAATAATCTCAGCAGTTTTAGCTCTAATTTGATCTGCTGTAGCGTCAGGTGGTAATAAAAATTTTGCTTTTTTTTCTGCTGCTAACACGCTTTGTTGTTTATCTTTTTTTAATTGCATACCAAGTGCTGTAGAAACTGCACCTTGTTTTCTTTTAGCTAGTGCCATGTTTCTAGCATCATCAGCTTTTACAAATTGTGAGTATGGCCCTTGAGCAGAACCAATAAGATTTTGTAATTTACCATCACCTGCAAATTTACCTGATGCTAAATTTAAACCAAACTGACCTAATGGTAATCTTGTTTTTGGTATTGGTGCATATTTTGCCATAGCGTCTAAAATAGATTGAGTGTCTTTTCCTAATCTTTCATCATCAACCATCATGCCATTAGCTAGTTGTTTTCTATCAGTAAGCCCAGTCATGATACCATCATTAACTGTGCCACCTCTTCTAAACATAGGTCTCTTTAAACTTCTAGACATTATCCTTTGTTCCCAAATAGTCTTCCGTAGATATCTGCTCCTGCTAACCCAACTCCTAATGCTGACATTAATGGACTTGATTCAGATTGTGCTGGTGCTTCACCTATTTCTGTTCTACCTGCACCCATGCCACCCATTAGTCCCATGACGCCTGATCCTAGCATATTTAATCTTCTTTGTGGATCTTGAACAGCCATCTGTGCTGCTTGTCTTTGTGCATCAAGTACCGCTTGTGATTGTGCTTGTTGTGCTGAACCTAATGTACCAAGGCCAGATATTTGTGCTCTACTAAAATCTTGTGCTGCTCCACCAAGACCTTGTTGTAAATTTGCAATACCCATTTGGTTTGCTAAATCTTGTTGTCTTCTTTGTGATGCTTGTTGAAACCCTGATTGTCTTAGACCTGCTAGTTGACTAGCTCTTCCTCTGTTACTCAACGCATCAAATTCTGCTTCTGCAATACCGTGACGGCCACTACCAAACGCTCCACCTGATACTGCTTGTGCTCCTAAACCTAATCTAGATTTAGCTGCTTGTGCATCGTAGTCTGCCATCGTTGTGTCAATGACTTGTTGTTGATATGGTGACATGTAAGATTGAATTGATCCTGCACCGGTTCCAGCTCCTGTTCCAGTTAGAGCTGTTGCCCCTGTTGCAGCTTGACCTGCTGCGGTTAAAAATGGTTGGTATGATCCTAAACCTTTTGTTGGATCTATTGCTTGTGCATATGCTGCTGCTTGTAATGGATCTTGTGCTGCTACTTGCGGTGCAAGTTCGGCCATACCAGCTTGAGTAATACCAAACTGTTGAGCTTGCGCTTGTCTTTGTGCAAATTGTTGAGCAGTTTCACCTGGTTGTTGTGCTGTTGCATTTGTAACCGTTGGCATTCCAGCTTGTCTTGTAAGATCAGCTGCATAAGTTTTACCTAAAGCTTCTACGTATTCCGGTGGAAGTGTTCTTGATTCTGTAACACCACCTGTTTGATAACCTACTCTACCACCTGTTGCCATAAATTTAGTACGTTGTCTTTCAATTTCGTCTTTAGCTGCTTCAATTGCTTCTTGTTGACTAAAACCATTCATCATAAACTCTTCTACAAGTTTCATAAATTCTTGTTCATAATCGTCATCCATAGACGCCATTTTTTTTGGTTGATCTTTTCTTTTAGCCATTTCGTCTATCATCATTTCTATTTGAATTATTTCATCATCACTTAATTGGTTTAAAGGTTTACCAAATTCTTGCATGGCAATATTTTCCATAACCTGGTTTCTTTCATCCATTGGATCTGGCGCTGAAGCCATCATCATATCTTGCATTATGTAACCCTTCTCTCTAAATTTTTCATTGTATCATACATCTTTTGTGCTCCCTTTTCAATGCTACCATTGCCTGCTCCTCTTACAGCATCTGCTGTAAATACAAATTCATTCTTTGATAACATCGCTGGAACGTCATCTGCTTTTTCTTTTATACCAACTGGTACAAAACCACCTTTAGCTCTGTAATCTAATTCTGTAACACCACCTTGATTAACTCTAGGTTGACCCATAGGCATGCTCATAATACCACCACCAGCATTTTTCTTTCTACCGGTTTCATATGGATCTGAGTTTTCATTATTATACTCTCTAGAAAGTTTACTATATTGATCCATATCTAACTCTTTTACTTCTAGTCCATAGTTAGCTTTTAACCATTTCATAAAATTAGTACCACCCTCTTCAAAACCTACTCTGCCGCCTGTTTTATAAAAAAAATTAGGTTCATATCCACTTGAAGTTTGTGGAATACTATAACCTGTAGTTCTGTCTAAATAAGTGCCGGTTGCAGAAGGTTCTGCCGCGTCAAGCATTATAAAGTTGTTCATTGGATCAAATTCTTCTTTTACTGTTCCATCTGCATTATAATAAGGATTAACTTCTGGTTGATAAGGTTTACCAGAAAGTGAACTTGGATTAAATTCTTGATTATACTGATCATCAGTCATGTAGCTTCCATCAGGGTTAAAATATTCAGGATAAATTATTTTTTGTAACTCTGTAAAAGTTTCGTTTCCAGTTAATTTTATATCAGGACGTGTAGCTTTAAGTCCTTCTACCGCATCTACATACATTCCCATATTTCCTGCACTGCCATCAGGCTGTCTGTATTTAATCTCATCCGCTTTTTCTTTAGAAAGAAATTGTTGTGCTTGTTTATCCATACTTGTTGTTATAAACTTATCAATATTATCTTTTTCAGATTGAGGTAAAGCGTCAAATCTTTTTTCTAAAGCTAAAAAATCTTGTTCAGGCAATTCACCTAATTGTTGTTGGTTTAACCCAGAAAATACTTGTAAAGGATCTGCCATCATCGGACCCATCGGACCCATACCCGGACCAGATTGCTCAGGAATTGTATATTGTTTTAAAGGTTGTGTTGTTTGTTGTGCAGGTGAAACCATTGATGATGCTGTTGGTGAAGCCATTGGATTACCACCTGATAACATTGCAGAACTTATTTGTTGCATAGTTGGAGCTTGAGTTTGTGTAGGTGTTGAGCTTGGTGTTGTAATAGAAGGTGCAGGCGCTGATGCTTGTGCAGGCGCTGACGTTTGTGCAGGTGTAGATAACGAACTAATTCCGGATTGCGTTGTTCTTTGTGGCGCTTGTACCGTTGGAAGACCTGCTTTTGTTCTTGCTGCATTTAACATAGCCTGGATCCCTGCCGCCTGTTGCCTGTTACTTGCTATGTTTTGTTGTAATGTGCTACCCATAGTAACACCACCAGTTTGGTAACCTATACGACCACCATCTCGAACATTGTATCTAGCAACAAACGCATCTCTACCAGCATCATCAAGTTGCATATACTCAGGTTCATTTGCAAAATAATTATCCATATACGTTCTCATTTTTCTACCAACATTTTCTTTTCTTCTTGCCATGTATTGTTCGTAAGTTTCACCTTCATCTTGTGGTGGTTCCTCTGCTAAAAATTTTTCATATAAATATGTTGCACCGCTTGTTACTCCACCAACCAATAATTTTTCTTGTACGATTTGTGGTAGTGATTTTACTCCAGGAATTTTACCTGTAGTTTGACCTATAATGTCATCCATAAATCTATTGCCTGATGCTTTTTTCTTTGCTTCGTTTTTTATTTGATCTTTTGTTAAAACTGTATTTTTTTCTGCAAATAAATTTCTTAATGAACTATCTTGACCAATTGGATTTGTAAAACCACCTTTAAGTCCACCACCCATAATATTTTCAGCGCCACCTAGATATCTTGCACCAGCTCCAAATGCAGTTGTGGCTAAACCTTGTTTGAGTGCATCACTGATGCTACCTCTTTGATCAAATCTACCAATACCTCTCATCAATCCTGCAATACCAGGATTGAATGGTGCAACAAACGGTGCAGCTTTGACTGCTACATCTGCTAATTCATTTGGTATAAGTTTTCTAAATCGTTCTTTTAATTTACTGCCAAGTCCAAACTTTTTTCTAGGTGCTACATTCATAATGCCACCTTGTGCACGTAGTTGTCTTCGCATTTGAGATCTTGTAATCATATATATTAAATTTTGTTTATATTAAAAAGGCAGGATTTTCACCTGAATTCTTTAATCTACTAGATTTTATCTAATAAATCAAGATTATGTTGTAACTGTTCTAGGCAGTACTTCCATAGCAGATAGGATCACATGAAGCCTGTTTGCTGCAGATGCTGATACTTTTATAATGTCTCCAGTTTCAGCCACTAAAGTTTTACTTAATACTTCTATTGGGTCTCCGGCTTGTCCCTGTGCCCCTTCAATTACTTTTTGAAAAGCAATACTAAAAACAGCGTCACTTGAATTAGTTAGGGTTATGTTTAATTGAGCCGATTGTCCTGATGCATCATCATTACTTACTAATATAGACTTTATTATAGCCGTTGTTGCAGCGGGTACTGTATATAAAGTAAATGTTGCATCTGACGTAATATCTACTTTTTTACTTATAAAACTATTGGACATTATTCACCTAAAAAGAAAACAATGGCATCATTGTCTTCTGTTTTCTCCTCTTGAAAAGTTGTATTTAATTTTTCAATTAAACCATTTAAATCTCTTACTAAAGATAAAAATGTTAATTGATCATATTCTCTTGGTGGCTGTGTTAATGATTGTACTATTTTTGCCATTATCTTCTTCCATCTGGTTGATAATCAATTCTAAATGTACCTAGTTTCCAAAATTGACTTGTGCTTGTATTATCTATCTTTAATGATATTGATCTAGCTCTTGCACGTGTATCTATTTTTTTTGTACTATTGTTTACAGTAAATGGCCCAAGTGAAGAACTAGCTTGTGTATCATTTGGAAAATCTCTTAAATTTAATGTAACTCTTGCATCACCTGTTTGTGATAAAAAATCTGGTAACACTCTTCTAATTTTCATCATAAACTCACCATCACCAGCAAGCCCTTGTTGACCTATATCAAAATCTCCAGATTCAATTGATGCAATAATTGATGTAGTTGCACCTTCTCGTATTTGATCTAACCCTTTTTCGTGTTCATAGTAATAACTAACACCATCAACATTACCTTGAACAAATGTAGAAGAACCCGATGTACCATTAGAACTTGTATCATATTCTGTTGCATGAGGTCTACCAAATACAGCTGAGTCTTGCCACGCAGTCCTTGCTAATGTACCTGTAGTCCATACTGGTCGCTCGGCGCTTGAATCTAGATAATTGTATGTGACCATTCTATTTACAGTTCCTGATCCAGAATTGGGATAGAACCAAATAACTTCACCAAATAAATTATTTAATCCTGCATTGATATGTTGTTTTGGTATTGTGTTAATATCATCAAATACATGATCTTCAACTAAACACGGTAAAGATTCTAATCTACCTGTATATCTAAAGAAACCATTTTCTGACATCCAGTATGCTGTACCATCAACTTCAACAGCTGCGTTCTGTCCAATCAATCCACAGTTTGTACCTACTTGTTGGAATGAAAAAGTAAAAGGTGGACCAACAAATCTCATAGTAAATAATGCTGTATCAGTCCAAACATAAATAGCGTCTCGTCCTCTAATAGCTCCTACAACTTTAGATCCGTCTGCAAGTCTTTGTGTACCTGCAGTATTAGTAGCTGATGGTGCGTAAGTGTTGATATCTTCTTGAGAAGAAAATCTTACAAACATAGGATCTTGTGTGGACTTTGTTCCAATAGTTGTTTCTGTTCCAAAAAATATTAAGTGTCTATCAGGAGTTGATACTAAACTAAATGCAGATGAAGTTGGTGCACCAGATATAATTGTTGCTCTGGTAGCATTTGCTGTTGTTGGATTTGAATCCCATTCAAAACTTTCACCACCATTTATTGTTGCAATAAGTTTATTACCAAAATTATCTAATGACCATAAACCTGGTGATGTTACGATATCTCCTGATGCTGCAGAGTTCCATCCAAAATAATTTGATGCATCTGTAACGGTTGCACCTGATGAATGTATAGCTGCTGTTGTACCATTAGCACCTCTTGTTAAACCTGATAATGTACCACCACTATTTCCTGTATAGGTAATTAATTCTGTTCCTATTTGCACGGTACCTGTTGATGCAAAAGAAGATGAACTAGCCATTGTTAAAGATGTAACTGATGCGTTTATTCCTGATGATAGTGTTGATGTAAATTGACCTTGTTGTTGTCCACCCCATGATCCAAGACCCCAACCTGTTGTTGCAGTTTCAACCGCTGGTCCAACTGGATAATAGTGTTTTACACGTATACCACCCGATGTTGATGCACCAGATCCTGATTCGTTAGATGCCATAGTTATAGTTAAAGTAGTGGTAGTTGGTATTGATGCTACCATAAATTTTATATCTGTAAAATCACCTGATGTAAAATTAGAATTTGTAATTGAAGTAAAATTATCTAATAAGATAATATCTCCCTTATTCATACTATGAGCAGATGAAAAAGTTAAGGTAACTGTTGCAGATCCATTAGTTGTAGTAAAAGCTGATGTTAAAGTTGTAGTAGATTTAATTGGGTGTATGTCATAAAATATACCACCAGAGTATGCATATAAAATACTACTTGTGCCTAGTGCAGCATATTTAATACCAGATGTATTAACAAAATGATGTATGGCTGTATTACGACCTGTCATTTCAACAGACCCTAGTTGAGCCCAACCGCCTATTTTTTCTGGATAGCCATATCTAAAACGAACATTATCACCGTTAACCCATTGGCCTTCACCACCTGTTGAGGTAACTTGTTTGTTAAACCCTGAAGCAAATTTTAATTTTTGTAACATAGTGTAATCCTATGCTTTACTACGGTTTAGTTGGCCACGTAGCGTTTGTACATTTAGCAACAGTGTCTTTACCATCAGGTAAATCTCTAAGAGCTTGTCTGTAAGTTTTCATATCAGATGATATAGCATTACCTTTTTCAAGTTCCGATGTAATTTCCCAATCAGATGCTGCTAAAAGACGATCTCTTTTAGATCTTAGATCCGCTAAAGCTCTAGCAGGAGCTGCATTAGCCCAAGCCGCTTCTTCATTGTCTCTAGCTGTCTCTTCAGCTGCTGTAAATTGTACTCTGTTACCATTTATATTATGATATCTTGGCATAGTTTTCTCCTTTGGTGTTATGTATCATTATTATAGAATTCCGTAAAGGCAAATATCTCCAGCATCTATGTTGCCACTATCCATTTTAAATTGAACAGCATCTATAGCTGCAGTTACATTACAATATCCTGCTACATACCAATTTGAAGTATAGTTATTATATCTATATCCTTGAAAGTTAGAGATAAAATGCTTAACAAAAGTTGTTGATGATGGATTGAATAAATGTAAATACCCACTGCAAGATTGATCGTTGTCAGCACCTAATCCTTCAAATAGATATTGATCTCCTGTTCCATTTGCTAAATCATAATCTCCAACATAACCTAATTGAGTATTACTACCTCCTTCATTATAACCACTCCTAAAAGCTGTGGTAGTTTTAGGTGCATCATAATCTGTTCCACCATCTCTAAAATTTACCATTAAACTTTTATTATCTGTAGATGGATGAATATTTTTAAAAGTAAATAAGTATTCCTTGTAGGTATTATCCAAGACAACTGAACTTGCACCATCAACAAAAGATAAGGTAGAAGAAGATGATGCTGTTAGCTTTTTAATAAACACCATGTTACCACCAACAGCTGCAACAGATCCAAAAGTCGTAGCTGCTCTAGCTCCTCGGTCATTTACTGTAATTAATCCTGAAGTAGGTAATGTCATTATGAGTCCTTTATTCCATACATTTTAAAAGTGCCAGCGTCTATGTTACCGCTATCCATTTTAAATTGTACTCTGGTAAGAGCTGTTGTTGTGTTAAAGTATCCAGCACTATATCTAACTTCTGAATATGGTGGAGATCCATTTGTCATACCTTGAACAGTTGCTAAAAAATGCTTAACAAAAGTTGATGACGATGGCGAAAAAAGCCAAAGTTCACCACTAGCAGATGAATCATTATCATTTATTAAATCAGTTCCTAAATTTTGAAAAGCTGTACCTTGAGCTTGGTCGTATGATCCATCATAGGAAAGAGCATTGTCATCATCTTCTTGTTGATATGCTTTAAATTTAGAACTGGTAACTGTTATATTATAACTTGTGTTAGTTCCTGTATCTACTTGAAAAGCTAATCTAGCACCATTTGTTCCTGGATGAATATTAATAAACTCAAACTTATAAATAGGATAAGTATTATCTAACACAACACTAGATGCCCCATTTACAAAAGACAAAGTACCTGAACTAGAAGCTGTTAAAGTTTTAATATGTACCAGTGCACCTGGATTATTTCCTGTTACTGCTGCAGGAACCGTGGTTAGATTTCTAAGAGATCTATCATTATATTTAACTAATGCCATTATGATTGTTTCGGCCCCACTCCGTACATTTTAATTGTTCCTGATTGTATAGTTCCAGTATCTTGACTAAATTGAATAGCATTAATTGCTGATGTTGTATTAGCATAACCACCTAAAAATAATTCTTGAGAATAAGCAGTAGATACTTGTTGAGTTGTAGCAATAAAATGTTTTACAAATGTTGTTGAAGATGGATTAAATAAAGTTAAAGTGCCTGACATAGCTGTATCATTATCTGCATCTGTATCTCCACCTAATCTTTGAACCCCAGTTCCTTGTGCTAAATCTCCACCAGTGCTATATCCTAGTCCACCTGTACTACCACCACTTTCAGCATGATAACTAGCAAAAAATGTTGTTGTTTTTGCAACATTATAATTAGAGCCACCATCTGCACTTAAATTAAATTGTGGTCTTGATGCTTCAGATGGATGTATATTTATAAACTTAAATAAATAACTATTATAAGTAGAGTTTATACTTGATGTAAAAGATAATGTAGCAGAACTTGATGCTGTTGCTGTTGTAAGCAAAGTCAAATTACCATCAGTCAAGGCTGCCGCTGTAGGCAACGCTGTGATTGCTGTTAGTGCTCTGTTGACTGCAGTTCGGATAGCCATAGGTTACTCCGATGGTTTAGTTGGAAACTCTTTTGCGTTTACTTTTTCTACTGTATCTAACCCAGATGGTAAATCTCTTAATGCTTGTCTATAAGTTTTCCAATCATCGCTCATAGTTACATCTGAGTTAGCCATCCAATCTGTTTCATGTAACAAACTGTTTCTTTTATTTCTTAAATTTTCCAATGCTCTATCTAAAGCACCATTATTCCATTGAGTATCTATATTTTCTAAAGCAGTAATTTCATCTGCCGTTAAATCTATTTTAACTCCATCTATTAATTTGTGTGTATGTGCCATTATGCTACTCCGTATAAAGTAAAAGTTCCACTAAATGTTCCACTAGCTGGTATTATTTTAAAATTGTTAACAGCCGCAGATTGATCTAATGCAAAAGTATGATCTTGTTGAACAAGTTTATTATTTTCGTCAAAATGACAACCATAACATTTAAAAAATTTACCTTTTCCTGTTCCTAATGGATCAAAAATAGTAATTATACTCATACCACCTTCATTATTATTAGTACCTACTCCATAGCCTGTTCCAACTATTCTAACTCTATCATCTCCTGTACCATGACCAGATTTTATTGCATCGGATGATGTATCATCTCTACTATGTTGTCTAATATTTTTATAATTACTTCCTGTTTCATAAGAACTTCCATTATCTGTTGAGGTTTGTATTCCTAAATTTCCACCATCACTTGACAAATCAATAGCTGTACAATGAAGTTGGTAAACTTTATAAGTGGTTGTTAAATATGTACTTGTAAATGTAACAGCTGATGCACTAGATGCTGTTTGACTTTGAAGTTTAACCATAGAACCACTAGCTTTAATTAAACTATAATCAATTCTTTTTAATACTCCTGCATCTGATACTAAAAATTCGTCCGTGTCTGCAGGCTCGTCTGTCAAAGCCGTTTGAGCTGAAATAACATCTGTGTTTAATTTTGCACCTGTAACTGCATTAGCTTGTAAACTTGCAGTTTTTACAGTATCGTCCGACGGATGGCCGAGATCGAGCGTATCACCCAAAATAGTGATGAAGTCGATAGAGTCAGACGATGTTAATGCCGAGGCGAATACAATCGTACTGCCTGAAATAGTATAGGATGATATAGGAGCCTGTAGGATACCATTTAGTGACACTAAGCAGTGTTGGGCTGTTTGTGGAAATATAGCTACACCTCCAACTAATAAGTTGAATGTATCTGTAGCACTTGTCGATATTGCATCACAAGCTTGAAAATTCCCAAGTCTAGGTTGAGCGCCAATGTAGGCCATGTTATATTACTCCTTTTAAATTGTTTATCATATTAATTAATTCCGTACAAGGTTATAGTTCCAGCATCTATGTCGCCAGAGTTCATCTTAAATTGAACTGCATCAATAGCACTTGTTGTATTGCAATATCCAGCACAAAAATTATGTAAGCTATAAGTGCTAATATAATTTTCACTTGTTTGTGCTGTAAAATGTTTGACGAATGTTGTAGAACTAGGATTAAAAAGATGTAAATAGCCAGAACCACTTGCATCATTTGCATTTCCTATTCCTAAACATAAGCGTTGAAAATCAGTTGATTGAGCAAGATCACCATCATAATAAGTAACTGAAGCAGCATCATCAGCTTCTGCATGATATGCTCTAAAAAATGAAGTTGTTTTGGTTACATTATAATTAGAGCCACTATCTGTACTCATATTAATTTGCAATTGTGTTTCATTTGTTTCTGGATGAATATTATTAAAAATAAATAGATACTCTTTATAAGTAGAATCTATTCCAGATGTAAAACTTATGGTAGATGAAGATGATGCTGTTGATTTTGAAATAAATACCATAGCACCACCACTAAAACTTGCTTCAAGATCATCGGCTCCTGAATCAAAACCAATACCTTTACCTGCGACTGGTGTTAAATTTAAACTGTTGAAATTTAATTTTGATAATGCCACTATGAGTCCTTTATTCCGTAAAGTTTTATTGTACCAGAAGCCATATTATTTCCTGAAAGTTTAAACTGAACAGCATCTACAGCACTAGTCGTATTTCCATAACCAGCAGAATAATTATCAAAAGCACGATCAGAATACTCATAAACTGCTGTTCTACTTATAAAATGTTTTACAAAAGTGGTAGAACTAGGATTAAATAAATAAAGTTCACCAGATGTACCTTCATCACTACCACCACCTACATTTATAGATATATCTTTAAAACCTGTTCCTTGTGCTAAATCATGACCAGGCTCATATGTTAATGAAGTATTGCCATCACTTTCTTCATGATAAGCTACAAAAGATGTAGTTGTTTTTGCAACATTGTAATTAGAACCAGTATCTACACTCATATTAAATTGAAATTTATTAGCACCAGCATTTGAAGATGGGTGAATATTATAAAACTTAAATACATAAACAGGATATGTGCTATCTAAAACTACGTCTGAACTTCCATCTACGAATGACAATGTAGAATCCGAACTAGCAGTTAAAGTTTTAATAAGCGTCATGGAACTTGCACCTGCTGTAGAAAACCCATCTCCATCTGAATTAAATGATAACGCTTTACCTGCAACAGGTGTTACATTAAAACTGTTATAATTAAATTTAGATATAGCCATTATAATATTCCATATAGTTTAAATGTTCCTGCATCTATATTACCAGATGCCATTTTAAATCTAACTCTAGTTATAGCTGTTGTTGTGTTAAAATATCCAGCAGTAAAATCATTATAAGTAGCATCGCCATGTTGATATGTATTAAAAGTTGCCAAAAAATGTTTTACAAAAGTTGTATTTGATGGTTCAAAAATATGTAATGTTCCAGCTAAACTTTCATCATTACCATTTCCAACATTTTGAGTAAGAACTTGAAATGAAGTTCCTTGTGCTTGGTCAGAACCTGTTTCATATCCTAAAACAGTGTAATTACCAGCTTCATTTTGACCAGCTTTAAATCTAGTAGTAGTCATCGTTTGATTATAACTCGTATTAGTTCCAGTATCTGTTTGAAACGTAAGAGCTGTATCATTTGTAGCTGGATGAATATCTATGCATTTAATAATATACTCTTTGTAAGTAGAATCTATTCCACTTGTTATATCAATAGTTGCTGAACTAGATGCTGTAGTTGTAGACAATAAAACCATATTACCACCAAGATCCCCTGTCTCAAAACCATTGGCACTAGAATTCCATTTAAGAGCTTTACTAGCTGCGGGTGTAACGTTTATGTTATTAAAGTCGACCTTAGAGAGTGCCATGGGTTAGGCTCCAAATAATGCTGCTATTTCAGCATCTGTTAATGCTTCCCCTGCTTTTAATTTAGCTTTACCTGATGTTTTTGCATTTGCTCTAGCTGTGTCAGCATCTTTTAATTCTTGTATCTTTGCATTAACATCAGCCTCACTTGGCATAGTAGCACCATCTTTAATAATCTTAATGTGTTGATATTGCATACGATCTTCGTTAGGAATTTTATCTCCATTGCTGTCATGTGTTTTCCAACCCCACCAACTGCCACCATTAAATGTCATCAATGCTTTTTGAAAATAATCTTTAGTTTTTTTCATCTTATGTATCTCCTAATCTTATAAAAGTTAACGCTGTGTAATTAACATTTGTATTACCACCATATGTTGCATCTGTTGTTGATGTTCCACTATGGTCAAGATTTAATCTAATATTATTATTAGATGTATTAGTTACATCATATATAGTAGAACAATATAATGACATATGACGATTTTGAGCACCTGAGCTATCATAAGTTTGTGAGAGTGATGATATAGAACTTCCATTAGTCGAACCCATAATTTGAATACCACAATATGCAAGAGCACCATCATAAGTTTCATCTACATAACTTTGTGCAGAAACAAAATATATTCCTGTACTTGGAAATGTAAATACTCCTGAAGATTCAGACATACCTGAGCCAATGTATGATGAAATCTTATCATTCCTTTCCCAATTTGCAGTTACTGTACCTGTATCAGCAATATCAGCAGTTATTCTCCAGTTATCTGCCATTGTAATTCCACCACCTTTAATTAAACTATAATCAATTCTTTTTAATACTCCTGCGTCAGAAACTAAAAACTCATCTGTGTCTGCTGGTTCAGCAGCTAATGCAGTTTGTGCGGATATAACATCCGTATTTAATTTTGCACCAGTTACTGCGTTTGCAGAAACCATGGCAGCTGTAATACTATTAGTTGCAGGTACAGTTGATTGAATAGCTCTACCTAAAAAAATACAGTACATCACATCTGTCGAAGCTGTGTTTGCTGATAGCGTTAGGGCAGTACCCGATGCAGTATATGCTTTACCAGATCCAGGATGTTGTCTAACGTTATTTATAAATAATGCAATTTCGTTTTCATTACTAACTGCATGAGACAGAGTATAAGAAGACGTTGCTGACGTAGAAAAATTCTGTGTAGCGAATGTAACAAAGTTGTCTGTAGGTTGATTCCCGATATAGGCCATCTTACGTTATCTCCATAATGCTCAACGTGCCAGAAAGTTTATCTGCAACGGAACAGTCTACTCGCAATATGTCTGTAGTTTCCATAACAACCTTACCACCCGTTAAGACCTCCAAACTCGAACCCGCGGGAATGTTTACGTCCTTCACTAGAAATGAAGTTCCATTCGCAACGTTGTTAGTTCCATTACGGTTTGCTGTATCACTAACAAGTTCTACTTCTGCTGTAACTGAAGTTGTGTTTAAGTTAGTAAGAACTAAACCAAGTATTACTGTAGTAGTACTTGATGCTACCGTGTACATGACATAAGGCGTACCTGCTGATGCGGGTTCTGCTGCGAAAGTCACACATTTGAACGTATTTGCCATTTTTTATCTCCTATTTTTTATTTTATATATTATCCTAAAGCAATTGCAAGAGCTGTTGGGTCATCTGTTACAAACGCTGCTCCAGCACTATTTACGGGTGTTTGACTAAATGTTACCACACCATTACTATCACCTGATATCCAAGTTGTAGTTGTTGTGCCATCATAACCAGCAATTTTTAATTGTCTGTCGCCTGTTGCACTATCAGCGTTAACGCTACCGATGATTACATTACCAGCACCAGAAGTTATATTATCACCCGATTGGTAACCTAAAACAAGGTTATTGTGGGAATCTTGTCCAACCATTCCTTCTCCAGCAGATACCCCTACAGCAGTATTAAAACCTGCCAAAGCTGTTTTTAAAGCTTGAGAACCAATTGCCGTGCTTGAATTACCACCTGCCGAAGCCTCCATTGCTTGATAACCTACAGCAGTATTACTTGAACCAACAGAATTATTTTTTAAAGTATTAGACCCGAATCCAGTATTGTTAACACCAATAGTTAAACCTGCTAATGAGTCAACACCGGCCCCTGTATTGTTATCTCCAGAAGTTAAACTTTCAAAAACACCATGACCAATTCCAACATTATTATTAGCAGCATTTAAAGTTCCTGTTGTTGAATGACCTATTATTAAACCATTTGTAAAATTTGTTCCTTCAAATTTACCTAAAATAACATCTTGGCTGTTTGCTGTTATTGTACTTGAAACTGTTAACACACCAGCAGAAGATAATGACATCTTCTCAGCTGCTGCTTCACTAGCTGCAGTTTTAAAACTTAATTTTGTAGCATTGTTTGATGAACTAAAGTCACCTTCAGAAACGGCTTCGATACCTGCTGCAACAAGTATAGCATCTGTTCCTGTACCTTCGTCAGGAGCTTGAAAATTAATTGAACCTAATATATCACTAGCTGCGATGTCTGTCTCACCAGTTTGTAAAGTAAGTACATAAGGATTATCATCGCCTGTATCAATTCTTTTAAAAGTTAAATTTCCAGAACTATCACCTGATATCCAAGTTGTAGTTGTTGAACCATCATTACCAGCAATTATTAATTGTCTGTCGCCAGTTCTACTCGCTGGGTCAACAGTTCCAATAATTACATTTCCAGATCCAGTAGTAATACCAGCAGTGCTATCATTAGCTCCAGCGTTATATCCTAAAAAAATATTATAATCTCCAGTTGAAACTTCTCTACCAGCATCTCTACCTAAAGCTGTGTTAAATGTAGCACCTGAGGCAACATTCATAGCATTTTGACCTACAACAGTATTATAACCAGAATTAGCATCAGTAGCGGATCCAACAAAAGCATTAACACCTATGATAGTATTACCTGGAGCTCCAGTAATTCCTGATCCAGCATTGTAACCAATTCCAATGTTGTCGTTTCCAGTAGTCACTGCTGTTAAAGCAGCTCCTCCTAAAGCAGTGTTTTGATCTCCAGAAGTTAAGGCATCTAAAGCTGTTATTCCAACACCTGTATTATGTTGAGCAGCATTTAAAGTTCCTGATGTTGTATGACCAACTAATAATGATCCTGTAAAGTTTGTTCCTTCAATTTTACCTGGCATTAATTCACCAGTTACATTAGGTAGAGTGTGAACAGCACTACTTCCTACAGAATGTGGTTGTGGTTTTAGTTGCTGACCATGAGAGTTATTTTCACAGTTAAATTGAATAGTACCTGGGTTAGTATTACCTTTTATAGTTACATGACCTGTACCATTTGGTGCTAATTCTAAATCTGCGTTAGAAGTAGTAACAATATCACTACCATTTAAATCAAGATTACCACCTAATTGTGGTGTAGTATCTTCTGATACATTTGATAATGCAGCGGATGTAGCTAGTCCTGATACAACAGTTGATCTTGCAACTTTTTTAAGACCACCACCAGAAGTATCTACTGCTAAAAATACATCATCATTAGCTATTGTAGATATTTCAGATAAATCACCTGCGGCTATTGAATTAAAGTTTGTACCATCTGCAACTAAAATATTACCTGCAGTGTTTGTACCCATAGTAATATCGTCACCAGATACTGTAAGATCTCCAGTTACAATTACATTACCACCAAATGTAGCTTTACCAGCATCAGACATGTCAAAAGTTAAAGCTGTTACTGTGCTTCCACCATCATTACCTTTAATAAATAAATCTTTATCTGAAACTTTAGTTTCTATGGTAACATCGCTAGATGAATTAGATATTTGCAATATTTCTGTGGCGTCATCTTTAATTTTAATACCATTACCACCACTACCAGCATCTAAATTTATACCACCATCAACATCTACTGTTAGACTACTACCAGATTCAATATTTATACTGCCACTGTCAGAAATAGTGCTTCCGTTTATAGTAATATCGTCAACTGTTAAAGTTGTAAGAGTGCCAACCGATGTAAGGTTTGGCATTGCTGTAATCTCATCATCAAAGTACGCAGCTAAATCTGTAACTGCAACTTGTACCATTGTACCATTATCATTTAGTACAACTCTGTCTGCATCTGCAACTGTTGTAGATGTAGCTGATGTGCCACCATCCATTATGTTTAACTCTGCTGCTGTTGCAGCTATAGCTGTACTTCCAAAAGTAAGCCCACCATCTGGAACAACAATACTACTACCTGATTGTGCTGTAAAAGTATTTGCAGTAAATTGAAAATCATCAGCTCCTGCAATTTTAATATCTATTTGATCATCTGTATCTGCTGTAATAGTTGTATCACCATCAGCATCTAAAACTAGTTCTCTTCCTTCAATGTCAAGTGCTCCACCAAAACCTGCATCAACAAGATTTGTTCCGTCTGAATAAACTAGTTTTGTAGTTTTTTCTGATACACCAAAAGTAATACCTGTTCCTGATGCTGTTTTAAATTGTACAGTATAAGCACCTGATGTACCATTAGTTATAATATAAACTTTTTCTATAGAGTCTGGAACAGTTACAATTTGATTTCCTGTAATTGATCCTGTTAATTTTATAACAGCGTGACGAGCTATTGAATCTGATTCTGTTGTTGTCCCATCCGTGATAGATAATGCAGTTGTCTGAGCACCGCCAGCTATAGATTTTTCCACATAACCAGCAATTGCTTTTTCTACGATTTGTAAGTTAGTATTAGTTTTATCTCCCCAAGTCCCGGCATTCTCGCCAGTGGACATTAGTTCTATACCAAGATCTGAAAATGTTGATGCCATAATTTAATTCCTTAAGGTGTTGGAGAGTTAACAGGTATTCTAGCAGTTCCATCTGCATAGTCATCTCTTTTTCTACTACCTAATTGTTCTCCTCCTAACCGTTCAATTTCTTGTTTATATTTTTGTTCATAAAGTTGTAGCATATCAGCCGGACCTTTTAAATAGCCATATGTTTCTGCAAGACAACAGTATAGCAGACCATTTGGAAAATTCAAACTAATGAAACTAGTTTCATTGCTGCTTGCTTCTAATTTATCTGGTATACGATTGTAATGAATTTGATATTCGTAAGTGCTGTCAGGCACAGGTGATAATAAAATAGCACCTGATGTTGTGGCTCCATTACCGGTTGCTCCACCTTTCATAGCGTAATATTTTGGTTTTGCTGTGCTTGTATTTGCTGAACTATACTCTTCTAAAAATGTTAAATCTTTTTTTTCTAACCAAATATTAGTTCCAGTTGTAACAGAAGTTGAATCATAAACTTGTACACCTCTAACAACTAATGCTCCTGCTGGAACATTTACAAAATCTTGGTTAGTTACTAAATTACCAGTTGTTGATGCTCTGTATGCATCAAGAGGTAAATCTCTATAAATTCTATATTCTGCATTTAAAACTATATTTTCAATAATACTATCTGATAAAACAGTAGAACTAACTTCTGTGTAATTTCTTATTTGTGTTTTTAAATCTGAAAAACTTATTCCTGACATATTATGCGCTCAATGTTGCTGGACCAGCCGAACAACTATTGCCTCCTCCTGATATACCACCTGTTGTAGCAGTGTTTGTGTCTACAGTAAAGTGATAGAAATTTTCTGTGTTAGTTATATTTCCGCTTGAATCTCTTTTACCAACTGTAATAGAATATCCTGCGGCTTTTGCTAAATTAGCTCCTGTGACACCGTCAAAACCAACTGGGTTTTGAAAAGCATCTGGATCTGATGTTGTATAAATAGGTCCTCTAAATCTTACCGTGTCACTTGTTGATCTACCATGAGATTTTTCAAATACATTTATAATACCTGATGATGCTGCAATCGTTTCAAAAGGATCAGGTCCCAAGAGTCTAGCTACTTCGTTTTCTTCTCTAGCAGGTCTTGCATCATATAAACTTTGTGCATCTCCTGATCTTGATCTTAATTCTAATTGAGGATGTTTGGTTTCAAATTCAGATTGATGTACTAAATGACCGTTCCATTCTTTAACCATTTCTCTGTATGGAAACTCCATTCCTGATCTATCTGATATTGCTTTTGCGTATTTTCCTCTTGCTTGTGCCATTAAGTTCCTGGGTAATAAGTTTTAGGGGTTATAAAAGTACTAGAAGAAGAACCATCTTCAGCTAATGCTCTTGCTAATTCATCTTCGTAATATAATTTTAATTGTTGTGTTGCTTGTGGATTAAATTTTTGTGCTAAATAAAAAGCCAAACCTGAAACCATACAAGGTACAAATCTATAAGGTACATCTGTTGCGTCCGTATAAGTTGAGTCTGCATCTTGTATTCTTTTTACATAATAAATATGCATATCTTTTGATGCAGCTGTTGAGTCAGGACATGGATAAACTGTAATAGTTGTTTTATCAATTAATCTTTGAACAAAATATTGTGATGGAGTTCCTTTAGATAATTTTGCAGATAAACTAGAATAAGTTGATCTATCAATTTTAGTCATTGCTGAATCTGATTGTGATGTTGAAGTTCTGTTTTGTCTAAACGTTGCTTCTAAAACATCTGCAACTCCATAAACATCTGAGGTTGCATTTGTACTAGAACTTGTTCCATCTCCACTTGATCTGTAGAAAGTGTATTCAGCTTGGCCTTCAATTAAATCAATATTAGTTTCACCTACTTCCCAGTAGTGCAAACCTCTATTACCCCATTCTTGAAATAATATATTTAAAGATCTTCTTGCTGATTTTAATTGGTATCCAGAAGTTACTTGTGAACCTATACGCTCATATGCTTCTGCTATTAGATCATCTACAGCAAAAGTTTTATCGAAAGTAACTGTGCCGGAAGTTGTATTGGCCATTAGTTACCCTCCTTAATAAATTTTCTGAAACTCTGCTATAATCGTATACATGTTACCAGAATCAGCTGCGCCTGGTACAACAAGATTAACATCGCTTTGATTACTGTTACTAGATTTATCTGCTGGTATTCCACCAAATTCTCTAAAGTCCCAATATCCTGCACCAGTTAATCCAATGATAGGAATATCTCCATCAGAGTCTTCTTCATCTAATCTAGCGTAAGAGTCTCCTCCATCGCCACCTTGACATGAATACCAAACTCTAAGTAATCCTAGATGAGCTACTGCAGTTCCGTCTTCTCTAGCGTCTAATGCTGATACGTCTCCAAAAACTGTAGTTCCACCTGATCCGTCTGATTGGTTTACTATTTTAATAACAACTCGTTTGTCGTTTTGTTGTAGGATAGTTGGTCCTGTTACTGTGTCTGCCATTTGTTTCCCTCCTTAATTAAGAAACTGTGGGGCCGAAGCCCCACATAATTATTTATTATTGATCTGCAAATGCAGGTACGTCTGCACCTTCTGCTGTACCCCAAATGTAATAGTTTGTGCTATCTTTAGCCAAAATATTTATCTCAAATAAACCAAAGTCTGTAAGAGTTAATTTTGAGTTAGAGTTTCCATCAGAATAAACAGATAAGTTATCAGCATTAGAATCTAAATGCACAACACCACCAATAAAAAAATTAGTATTTCCTGGTGTTATAATAATTAAATTTTCTGCTTCTTCCGCAGCGCCACCATAAATAAATTTAAAGTGCGCACCAGCAACTGGTGCTGGTAATGTAATTGTTCTGTTTGATGCAAGTGCAGGAACTACAAGAGTTCTTCCACTGTGTGTTGCGTTATCAAGAGTTTTATCTTCATCTCCTAATGCAACAGGTGCATCACCCATAGTAATTACTTCAGTAATCGCTCCAGTAGTAGAGTTCTTACTTATTGTTTTAAGTGTGCTTTCAGATCGTACCGGACCTGTAAAAGTTGTATTTGCCATATTAATATCCTCCTAGATATTTTAAATGTAGTCCCTAGGGATGTCGACTATACGCGTCTACATTTAACTTATTTTAATTTGTATAGTGTGATTTTTATACAACAGTTTTTAGTAGAGTGCAAGAGAGCCTGTAATGTGGATTGGATTTTTCCAACGATGTAGCTTTTGATTAAGTAGCTACAGAAACTTGCGGAGCTGCATCTTCGACAGTGTTCTGTCTGTGAGCAATAGCTGCTTCTTCCAGCTTAA